CATCTTCGACGTTCGATATCAAATTGCTTTGAATGATTTGTACACCCTAACATCAGTGTCGATGACGCCATACTTCATGACGATGCAGCACCTTTCGTTTCTTGAAACGTTATTGGTTGGTGAAAAACCAATCCGGTTCAACCGTTATGAAAACAAGCTTTTTGTGGATACGGATTGGAACAAGCTAGGAACAGGTCAATATATCTTAGCTGAATGCTTGCAAGCTGTTGATCCAGAAGAGTATTCGGAAGTGTGGAGCGATCCATGGCTTGCAGATTATACTACACAGTTGATTAAACAACAGTGGGGCGAAAACATTAAGAAGTTTGGTGGAATGCAAATGCCTGGTGGTATTGTATTCAACGGTGATAAAATTTGGCAAGAAGCTGAAGAAAAGATCCAAGAACTACGCCAACGGTTAAAAGACGACTATACAATGCCACTAGATTTCTTAGTGGGGTAATAGATGGTAACAAATCCATATGTTACACCATACGTCCATGCTGGAGAATCAGATCTTCACGCCGACTTAATAATCGAGTCTATACAAATGTATGGTCAAGATGTTTATTACCTACCACGTACAAAAGTAAACTTCGACGATGCTACGTGGAACCAGGACGACATGTCTGAGTTCAATGAAGCGTATGTCATTGAAATGTATATCAAGAGTGTTGATTCATTCGAAGGCGAAGGTTCATTTCTCTCTAAGTTTGGCTTAGAGATTAGAGATCGCGTGAGCTTATCTGTGGCTCGACGCAGATTTACGGAAGTTGTAACAACAGTTGAAAGTACAATAGTTAGACCACGAGAAGGTGATCTAATTTACTTTGCTATGACTAAGAAGTTGTTTGAAGTCATCTATTGTGACAACAGAGCTCTTTTCTACCCATTAGGATCACTTCCCCTGTTTGATCTATCGTGCGAAGTTTTTGAGTTTAATGGTGAAAAATTCAACACCGGTATAACAGCTATTGATGAAATCGCTGAGTCCCTATCTGTGGATCAATATCAGTTTGCAGATCGTGATGGTAATGGTGATGTTGTTATTGATGCAGACGGTAACATTGTTACAATTCCTGCGTTCGACATTGAAGAGCAGGATGTGGAATTTGACAACTTTAAAATCGAAGAGGAAGCGGAAGACATCGTTGACTTCTCAGACTTCGATCCATTTTCGAGAGGTAGCTAATGTTACCCAATAAGTATTTTGAAAACGACGCCCTGCGTAAGTATATCATTCTGTTCGGTAGAATGTTTAACAACGTTCGAATTGAAAGAGATACCTCTCCGTCCGATGCCACAAAAAAGCAGCACATGATTGTTCCTATCGCTTATGGCGGTAGAGAAAAATACATGGCTCGTAACACAACCGATCCAGCAATTGAACGTCCAGTTGCAGCTCAATTGCCTCGCATGGCGTTTGAATTAGTAAACATGCACTATGATCCACAGCGCCAGTTAAGTACTGTGGGAAATCAATGCTTTATGCCTACGCCATATCGTTTTTACTTCAATCTCTATATCACTGCCCGATACGCGATTGACGCATCTAAAATTGTAGAACAAATAGCTCCATTCTTCAGACCTTCTATTGGAATAAGAGCAGACCTGTTAAACAACGATATCCCATATGATCTTAAGCTAACGATGCTTGAACCTGATATGAAAGACAACTACGAAGGTGCTTTCCTAGAACGCAGAGTGTTAATATGGACTCTACGGTTCTCCTTAGATGGATGGTTGTTTGGACCTGAGCAACAAAGTGGTGGTATTATCCGTTGGGCAAGTATTAACATTGCTGCTAATACTGGAGCAAATACAGAGCCGAGTGTCAATTCTAATACATATCCTATACTAGCAGGTACAGATCTTGAGGATATTGAACCTTCAGATCCATATACTATTAGGACAGACATAACAGAGTTCTTTGATGAGTGATATTATAGCTAATGCTTTAGCGCTACGTCCTTTGGATATTGCACTTGAAGCAAACGAATACATTGATGAAAACGGCGAGGTGATGATTTATACACCTCATGAACTTGCTGTACCTGAATCCGAAATGGATGAGGTGTTAAAAGATGCAGAAGACGATTTCGTCACTGTAAGATCCAACATACAAGCCCTTATGGGTGAAGGTATGGACCTGTTTAAATTTGCTCGTGATATGGCCGTGAATACACAGAACCCTGAACATGTTCAAGGGGCTGCTAGAATGTTCTCCGAAGCTCTTAAAGCTAACAAAGAACTAATGAATGTGCACAGAGATAGATTTGCACTTAAACCGCCTGTAGCGGAAACTAATAATGCGCAAAATGCGAAGACGATAAACAACATCGTCTTCCAGGGAACACAGAGAGAGTTGCTACAGCAATTGAAACAATTACAAAAAGATGACTCAACCACCTAATTTTGACGAACGAGTAATAGCTCACTACCCAGGTCAGCCAAGACTACGAGCAGCCGGATCAACCGTAGATCTTACAGCTTTCGAGCTACAAGAGATTATGAAGTGTCAGTCGAACCCTTTATATTTCCTGGAAGCGTATTGTAAAATCGTTCACGTTGACCGCGGTATCATTCCTTTCGTTCCCTACGAATACCAAAAAGAGATATTCCAAAAGTGTATCGATAACAGATACACCATAATCAAGTTACCTCGTCAAAGTGGTAAGACAACGGTTATGGCTGGGTTTATGGCTTGGCAGTTAGTCTTTAACGAAGACTTCAAAATGGCGTGCTTGGCTCACAAAGAAATGCAAGCTCGTGAAATTCTGGACCGTGTTAAGTTAATCTTTGAAAACTTACCTATGTGGTTACAGCCAGGGGTAGTTACATGGAATAGAAACAACATTGTTGTCGACAACGGCAGTAACATCGAAATCGGCGCGACTTCATCAGGATCAATTCGGGGTAAGGCCTTCAACTTAGTTTATCTTGATGAGTTTGCGTTCATTCCACCAAACCTACAAGAAGAATTCTATACCTCTGTTCTTCCTACGATTTCGTCTGGTAAGTCATCTAAGATTGTTATCACTTCTACTCCAAAAGGATTCAACCTTTTCTATAAGATCTGGAACGATTCAGAGAATAAAAAGAACACCTTTGCTCGTCATGAAATCAGATGGTTTGATCCGCCTGGACGTGACGAAGAATGGAAAACAGAACAACTAAAGAACATTGGTGAGCAAAAGTTCAACCAAGAATATGACACAGAGTTCTTAGGTTCATCTGCTACACTTATTGCGGGTTGGAAGCTTAAAATGATGAGTGGCTCATTGCCCATTCAACATGATGAACATCTAAGCATCTATGAAGAACCAATCGATGGTAAGAGCTATGTTATGGCTGTTGACTGTTCAGATGGTGTGGGGCGTGATTATAACACATTCGTTGTTCTAGAGGTATCAGAGATGCCTTATCGAATTGTTGCAACGTACCGAAACAACCTAATTGAACCTATGATGTTCCCAGAAGTCATAAACCGTATTGGTAAGCATTATAACGATGCTTATGTGGTTGTAGAAAATAACAACATGGGTGGACAAGTCGCTGGTATTCTATTCTACGATTACGAATATGAGAACATGCTCAGTTCCACCAGAGAAATTGCGCAGAACTCAATCAGTGAAGGCGTCCGTACAGTTGTTGGCTTAAAAACAAACAAGCGTACAAAAGCTATGGGTTGCAGCAATCTAAAAGCTATGATTGAAAACGACCAATTGTTAATAAATGATTGGGTAATGATCGACGAATTACAACGTTTTGTGCTAACTAAGCAGAGCTATGCAGCAGAAGAAGGTGAACATGACGACATGGTTATGCCACTTGTTGTCTTTGCTTGGATAGCTCAACAACCATATTTTAAAGAAGTAACCAATACGGACGCAAGACTAGCTTTACAATCAAAAAAGCAAAAGCAAATTGAAGACCAACTATTACCGTTTGGTATTATAGATGACCATCAAAATCAATCAACGTCTCCAGTAGTGACCCTTTATGGATTCGACTTCGATCTATTCCTCGGCGCATAAGGTGAAATCGAATAACACTAAATAGCTAATAAAGCATCTCACTAGAGAAAAAATTATAAAGGAGACTGAAATGGGGTTTAACGTCAGCCCAGGCGTCTACACAACTGAGATCGACCTAACAACTGTAATCCCTTCTGTAGCAACTACAGAAGCTGGCTTTGCAGGAGTATTCCGTTGGGGCCCAGTTGGACAGCGCGTTCTTGTGGACACAGAAAAGAAACTAGCAGAACGCTTTGGTAAGCCTTCAAATTTGAATGCTGAAACATTCTTCACTGCTGCGAACTTCCTATCATATAGCAACAAGCTGTATGTGGTTCGTGCCGCAAATACATCTGCTAACAGCACTGACATTGCAAATGCTGCATTGACAGCCGTCGGTCTAACAACAGGTACTGCGTCAAATACGCAGTTAGCAACATCGACCGTTAAGACGGCTGATGATTACGAAACAAAAACATTCGATGCTGGTGTATTCTATATCGGAAAGTATCCGGGAGCTCTAGGTAACTCACTAAAGGTAAGCACTGTAGAAACAGCAGCAGCTTTTAATTCGACTGTTAGCTTGATTCCTAACACTGATATCTCTTCAGTATCGACTGCTGTTAGTTATACAGTAGGAAGCAACACAGCAGCAGTACTAATCGTTCCTTCAGGTTCTGGTACATCTCAAACTACTCAAGCTGTTGGTACAACTGTTAAGAACTCTGTATCTGTTGGTGATTTCGTTAAGGCAGGTAACAACTCAATTGGTACGCAATACTTGCAGGTAACTGCAGTAAGCACTCCAGTAATTGATGGTGCGAACGCAAGTCTAACAATTAGCTTCTCGTCTCCATATACGCTAGCTACTGCCTACAGTGCTAATAACGTAGTGCGTTATTGGGAATTCTTTAACAAGGTAAACAAGGCCCCAGGCCAAACCGCATATCAAGCTGCGAGTGGTAACACTGCTGCTAATGATGAAGTGCACGTTGTTGTATCTGACGAAGATGGCTTGTTCACTGGTACGCCTGGAACGGTCTTAGAAGTATTCGAAGGTCTATCACGTGCTACTGACGCCAAGTCAGATGAAGGAGCAACCATCTACTACAAAAACGTTGTTAACTCAACGTCTGCGTATGTTTGGTCAACTCATGACTTCTCGACCGGTGCTTCAAACACCGCAACCAACGTAGCATCTTCGTCTGCAGTTGTTCCAGCAGCACTTTCCTTACAGGGCGGTCAAGATGGTCAGAACGAAAACGCTGTACCACTATCAGTAATAGCAACAGCTTTTGATAAGTTTGCTTCAGCTGAAGAAATTGATATCTCAATCATTCTTCAAGGTGTTGCAAAGGGTGGAAGCAATGGTACTGGTCTTGCAAACTATCTAATCAGCAACATCGCTGATGTTCGTAAAGATTGTGTCGTTGTTATTTCTCCTGAAAAGGCTGATGTCGTTTACGCTGCTGGTCTTGAACTAGAACGCGTTCTAGAATTCAGAAGCTCTCTAACAGGTTCTTCATACGGAATCTTAGACAGCGGATACAAGTACACATACGACAAATACAACGATGAATATCGTTGGGTACCATTAAATGGTGACATTGGTGGTGTAATTGCTCGTACAGATTCTCTTGCAGATCCGTGGTTCAGTCCAGGTGGAGCTACTCGTGGTGGTATCAAGAACGTTTATCGTCTAGCGTGGGCTCCGAGCCAAGCTGACCGCGATCAACTATACAAAGCAGATGTGAACCCAGTAATCTTCTTGCCAGGTCAAGGCCCAGTCCTTTACGGCGATAAGACTTTATTGGGTCGCCCATCAGCATTCGATCGCATTAACGTACGTCGCTTGTTCATTGTCCTCGAGAAGGCAATCGCAAGAGCAAGTGCTGCGTTGCTCTTCGAAATCAACGATGAGTTCTCACGCGCTCTATTCCGTAACATGGTAGAACCATTCCTACGTGAAATCCAAGGTCGTCGAGGCATCTACGACTTCAGAGTTGTGTGTGACGAAACCAACAACACGCCTGAAGTAATCGATACGAACGGTTTTGCTGGAGACATCTACGTTAAGCCAGCTCGTTCAATCAATACGATTCAGCTAAACTTCATTGCTGCTCGTACTGGTGTCGAATTCTCGGAAATCGTAGGCAGATTCTAAAAGAGGTGGTGGGGAGAAATCCCCACTATTCAGTTATATCAGAAACGGGTGGACC